CAATGAAGGAATGGATGAAGTTAAGAGAGACCTATCTCAAGCTCTAAATAAGCAAATAAGAGTCGAGGAAAAGGCGCACAGTGAATTTGTACCTAGCGATGAAATTTTCAAATTAGAACCAGATAATTCTGGTGGATCTGGGATGATTGAATTAGTAACAGGACCAATGCCTTTTGTTGAATCTAAACTTATTATTGCAAAGACTCTAAAATGGATTAGAGAAAATGGATCTACCAATGACAGATGTTCTATACATATTAATGTAGCCTTTGATGGAAAAAAATTAGGATCTCCTACTAATGTATCATCTTTAGATATTGGTAAGTTTGTTCTTAACTTCAATGAAAATGCTGTCTATGAAGCGTTCCCAGACAGAAGAGATTCTGTTTATGCTAAATCTATAAAATTTATTGTACCATTAAGTGGAATGACACAACCTTCTCCTGAAAGAATTTCATGGAAGAATTACATGTTTGTGTCAGAAAAATATTATGGCGTAAACTTTTCTAAAATACCTAAGAATTATATTGAATTTAGATATTTAGGTGGTAAGGACTATGAAAAGAAATATAATACCATAATGAATATGACAGAACATTTTGTTGTATCTTTATATGAGAGTTTGGCTAATCCAGTTTACAGTAAAGATGATCTTAAAAAACTAGATGTTATCTTAGAACAACACAAAGGTATTGTAGAGTCATATAAAACTTATCAAGCATTCAAAAGAAAATTTCCTAAAATTAGATTAATGGTTGATTTAAAAACGTATGACCAAATAATTGAAACGTATTACCCTAAAATGAGACAACAGTTATTTGAATTATTAACTAAAGCTGGATTAAAAGAAGGCTTGGTTAATTACGATGCAGATACTGGTAGAATGCAACTTAAAGGTGCAGAGTTAATGAAATGCTTTGAAATAAAAGGTATTGATATTGTTGATTCTAAAATACAAGGTAATATTTTAAATTGTGATATATTTAGCACAGAGTTAATTAATTCATCAATGACTGAATGTAATCTGTTTGGCTCAACTGATGTTGTCGATTCTAAAATAGAAGATTCTTATGTAAGTAAAAATGTAAGTTGTAAAGATTCATATGTTTTTGGTATGAGAGGGGTTTTTAGTGGAGATATGGAAGGTGGTATATTTAGAAAAGGTAGGGCTACTGAATTAGCAAAATTTGAGAATACTGAAATTATTGAAATAGAAAAAATATAAAATAGCATGGCTAATACAAATACATATTGTAATGATCCGGCAGAAGCCGAATGTTTAGATGCATTAATAAAATTAATTAATGATGATCTTACTATTGCTTGCCAGATACCATTCACGGTTCCTAAGAAAGAATTAAACAATATTATACAAAGAGCAAAACAATATTTTTATAAAATTTATGAAGATAGTGTAGAGCAGATGTATATTGCTTTACCAGCTGGAGCTGTAACTAAAGCTGACTTTAAACAAGGAGTTCCTTATGGCAGTGGTACAGATAAAGAAACAATAACCAATAAAGCTAATATTGCTAATCCTAGAGGTGTTGTTCAAATGCCGTCAAGAGTATATTCAGTTAATGCTGTATTTGAAATTGGTGGATTTAGTGGTGAAGATGGTGGTTTTGGTAGTATGAGCTTTAATGCTGATGATGTTGATTTTTCAATAGATAAGTTTATTTATAATGATGTTTATGGTGCAGGTCTTGGTAGTGAAAATTTAATGTACTATGTAGTAAATTCATTATTTATGGATAATGCAAGACAAGTTCTTTTACCACAAATATCATATACTTATAATAGATTAACAAAGAAGTTTAGATTTCAAGGTGAACTACCAAATAGAGCTACTATATTTGAAATATTTTCAACAATTCCTGATTGTGCATTATTTGAGGATGAAGCTTTCCAAAGATATGTTATAGGAATAGCTAAAATTCAATTAGCCAGAATATTAGGAACCTTTTCATTTAATCTTCCAGGTAATATTACTATTAATTATGATTTAATTTCAAGTGAAGGCCGAGATGAAGTTGATAGAGTAGTTGAAGAAATTAAAAATGATGAGGGTGTTGATTACTTTTTTACAGGATAATTATAATCTGAAAGCTATTAAACAAAAAGAGAATATATAATAAAAAATTAGTATTCTATAATGATAAGAGATATTTATAGTCGTGATATAGAAGCACCTAACTTTAGTGAAGATACTATTGAGGTTAGCGATTCTTTATCTCAGCTAATTATAAAAATAGAAAATTGCCTATTCACCAGGAAGGGAGATGTATTAGGAGCACCTGATATAGGTGCTAATTTAGATGAATTAATATTTTCATTAGTGTTAAATGAAAATACAATAGAGAATAAAATTACTTCACAAATTTCAGCATATTGTTTGCCTGATTTTTCTGGATTTGATGTTGATGTAAAAGTAACTTTCTTTTCAACTCTAGAAAGAGATGGTTGCTTAGTTGATATATCAGTAAATGAACAACGAGTATTAGGAGCTCTATTTTAAAAAAAGAAATTGAATGTCATTTTTTAGTAAAACAAGAATAAGTGCCACCGAGCTATTCCAGGATTCGTTTGAATACCTGCAGCGTACATACAATCAAGCAGTTGAAGTATTTACACCTGCCTCGCCGTTTGGCCAAATATTAACAGTTGTTTCAAATTTAGGTGAAATGATATTCTTTTACATAGAGGCTGCTCTTACTGAATTAAATATATCCAGAGCTAGAAATATAGAATCAATATACGGATTGTCTAGATTAACTGGTCATGATCCTACACGAGGAATATCATCAAGAGGTATAATTGGATTACGTTTAAATACAAGTGCTGCTAGCCTCGTTAATGGGGATTATGTACAAATTATAAACGGCGCAAGTTTTGAAATCGCTCAAAATGGTTTAACATATTTTTTACGATTTAATTCAGATTTTATCAGATTAGATAAAACCACAAAAACATTTGTTGATGTTGAAATAGTACAGGGCGAAAAGGATGAACAATCATTTACAGGTACTGGTTTTGCATTACAGAGTTATAATTTAACCACAAAAGAACCTACTGATCAATTTTTAGTTGAGGTTTTTGTTGATGGACAATTATGGAAATTAGTAGATTCACTATATGATATGAACAACGGTGAAAAGACTGCAATGGTTAAAACTGGAGTAAATGGTGGATTAAGTGTGTTCTTTGGTAATAATCAATTTGGTTTACCACCTGCATTAGGGTCAAGAATTAGAATTACATATATAAAGACAAGAGGTAATGCTGGGAATATTGGAGGAAAACAATTAGATATGAAGTTTTCAACATTTGGAACAGACTCTTCTGGTATAAATGTAGATTTAAATGAAATCATATCAATTAATATTACAAGGAATCCAGGTTTTGGTTCAGATTCTGAGGATCCACAATTTACAAGATTAATTGCACCATATGCAAGTAATTCATTTGTATTAGCAAACCCTAATAATTATATTTACTATTTAAGTAAGTATGATTTTTGGTCTTTTATAGATGCTTACAATACTAAGAATGATGAATACTTAAATGATGATAATATTATTTACTTATTTTTAATTCCTGATGTAAAAAAGAAAATTACTAGTGATGTAGATTATTTTAGTGTACCTGAGGTAGAATTTACTATGACTGATGATGAAAAGGCAATGACTTATGAGATCCTAAACAAAAGCGGTAGGCAAGTTGTTACAGCAGAAACTAGAATAGTTGATGCCGTTATTAGAAAATATGCACTGAATATTGTTATTAGATGGTTAGAAGATTTTAATAAAGATGAAATAAGAATTGAAATAAGAAAAAATTTAGATGACTATTTCTTAAACGTAAATAGAAGAGATAGGATTCCTAGATCAGATATAATTTCTATAGTAGAAAACGTTGAAGGTATAGATTCTGTAAATGTATTCTTTATATCACAAAGAAATGAAGAAGCTATTAGAAATGGTTTTTATTTTATTCCTGTTTATGGAACAGATCCTATAACTGATCAAAGAGTCTTAATAGAGAATAAAAAAATAGTATTGAAAAAAGATGAAGATCCACAATTAGGTTTAGATAGTTTTGGTGATGTTGTTATAGAGAATAATGATTTAGCTATTATTAGAGGTGGATGGAAAGATAGAAATGGAACTTTCTATGAGCCAATACCAGAAGCTAACAAAATTAGTTCTCTTAATGTATTCTATAAAGAAGGAATAGCAAATAATCTTTATAATAAAATACAACAAGAAAAATATAATTCAACGCAAAGAAATAGAGGTACTACAATTGCGACTGGTGTAAATTCTGCAGGTTTAAATACTGGAAGATTAGTAAGCACACCAACACTTAAAACATTAAAAGGAAATTAATATGGCAACAATTAAAGATAACAGAACTGGATTTCCTAGCTTATATAGAGCAACATATGAAGAAGGGTGGGAGTTAAAAAATACAGGGTATGATTATTCTAAAAATTTATTAAATAATACAATGTCTGCTTATATGTTTAAAAATCCACGTCTTAAAACATTCTTAGAGGATTACTTAACTCCTATTATGGTTTTTTATATTAATAAAGTTAAATATGTAAGGATTTTTTATAACTTTGCAGTACCTAAATGGTATCAAAAAATAAATTAATAAGATAGTGAGTCTCTGGCAAAATTTAGCCTTTTTTGATAAAGAAGGAAAGAACTATAATATGAAATATGACAGCACCACTGACATGTGGTCTGGTGACATATTTTTACCCCAAGTTTCCATAGATTTATTTGAAGTAGGTCAATTATTCATTTTACAAAAAATGTTTAATAAAACAACGCAAGCCTTAGAATATGGATATCCTCATACAACAACTAATAACTGTGATTGGGATGCTGAGTGGGAAACTGAAACACCAGATAAAATATTTCTTTTTCAGTTTGATAGGAATTTTAATGATGGCACACAGTCTGCATTAACACAAGAACCCGACGGGCCACCATTAGTAAAATATACTAGGCTAACAATTCCAATAGATTATGATGCTAATCAAACAGAATATACAGATCCTATAACAGGTAAAAGTTTTATTGCCACAGATGAGATCAGATCTATTGCTTTACAAGTAAATTTAGCTTTTTCTTCAGAGAATGAAAATACATATAAAAGAACATTAGAAATTACCGATAAGTGTACAAACAATGTAATTGGTAAATTTACTGTTTATGCAGAAAGTATTGAAGAGGATGAAAGATTAAGAGTCATGACTCAGAATATGGGTTATAATGTTATAGCATCTGACAGTACAGTATTTAGAGATACAAATTTAAAAGAAGCATTACCTGATTATGTAGAGATTAATCTTAAGCGTAAAGAGATTATGATGGAAGGTAGTAACATATACCCCTTCATAGGATCATATAAAGGTTTAATAAATGCTATTAAGTTTTTTGGTTATGATAATCTTAAGCTTAAAGAATTTTGGAAAAATGTAAATGCAAATTCTCCTCAATTTGGTAATTATATCCAAAGTAATACTGTAGATTTATTTTCTCCTACTGTGCAATTTGATGATAAGAATATAACTTTACCTAATAAAAACTTTAGGAAGACTAGTATGTTTAGTCTTATTTATAGAATTAATAAAATAACACCAGGTAAATTTACAGATGAGGATTTACCAAAGACAGAAGAATTACAGGATTTTACAATTGAGGAAATATTAATTAAACTATTTGGTTTAAAAAGAAAATTAGAAAATGAATATCTTCCACTCAATGCTCACATCAAAGGTATTACAGCAGAAGCTGATTTCTTTGGTTTACTAGAAGTAACAAATACAGTAAGTAGAAATTTAGCAACGGTTGCTAAAGTTGGTATTAATACAGATTTTAAAGTTTCACCGAGCTCATGTACTTATTTAGAAGATCTTAGAAGATTTAATTCATTTTGTTTAGCGCAAGCGGCTAAAGTTAATACAGCTATAATAAATGATCCATGTATTGTTATTGGACCATTACAACAACCTTTACCAGCAAATGCACAAGCAGCTGCTATTGCACAGGCAATTATTAATTTTAATAATGCTTATGTTGGGCCTCTTACTAAAGGTAATGTTTCAGTTGGTCAAAATTTAGTAATGGGACCATATAGTCCAGGACAAATTATACCAGAACCACCAATTGGACCAGATCCTAATAGTGTATTAGGTGCATTGCAAAATGGTAGTAGTGTTACAATTGCATCTGTTGCTGGGGTATATGCTGCATACTTTTCAAGATATGCACCAAATTTAAATAGAACACTTGCTAATGAGGTTTCAGGTGAATCATCAAAAAGTTTACCAGACCAACCAGGCGTTGGAGCAGGGGCATTAGTAACATTAACTAATGATAGCTTTAATACTTTAACATGGGATACTGTTAATAGTACATGGAATCAACTAAGTAATGCTAATGATTTCTTTACATTTGATTTTAATGTACAAGGTATATCTACTGGAGATGTTTATGCAATAACAGATAGAGCAACATCAACATCAGTAAGTCATACTGTAGCTGTAGGAGAAACTGTACTTCAAGTGACTACTTCATTATTTAATCAAATACTTGTTAAAAGATCAGCTAATACTGATCCTTGGATATTCTTTGATTTTACACAAACTGATAATGACTTTGGTCCATGTATTAGAGCTTATGGTAATGATGTTAATAGATTTGTGCCTTCTGTTGTTTTAGCAAATAGTCAATTTGGTGGTCGCTTTACAGCAACACAATTGCCTGGAGAAATATTATTTACATGGAATGGTATAGGTTCTGGTAATTTTACAGAAATTGAATGGACTATTACTAAAGATGCTACGGATGTATCTCCTGCTTATTATTTTAACATAAGAGGTGCAATTGGAACATTTGGAACTTATCCTATAACATTACCTTATGTTGGTAATTATAATGTAGAAATGAAATTGTTTGATGTATATAATAATGTATCATCAACTGAAAAAAGATCTGCTATATGTGTAGATGAAAAAGAGGTTGAATATTCTGGTTGGTACCAATCTAGAAAACTAATCTATAATTGGGATAATGAAGGTAAGTATACATGGAATAATTATGGTTCTTTATGGAATCTTCCAATTGAACCGTCATGTACATGGGATGAAGAAACTCCAAGTTTATATGAATCATTAGACAGAGTTAACGCAATCTTAAATAATTTTGGTATTGGAACAAATACTGATTTTCAATTAATGAATTATCAAAACAGTGGAGCTGTTAGTTTTAGTGGACCATATCAATGGAAAAATTTAGGTGATAAATTTACAAATTGGAATAATGCATATCACTTATGGTGGGATATGACAGCTACGACTGGTGATACTCCTGCATTTTTTGAATTTAATGAAGTAGTAGCAAATTCATATTTAAAAATAATAGATCAAAAAGGTATTTCAGCTACTCACTTTTTTGATTCAACAACAGACACATTAGCTAAAGCAGTAGCTCAACTTAATGTTAGTACTAATTCTATAATTAATAAGTACATTTATAACTTAGTATTAAATGCACAAAGTAATGCTGTATATGTACAGGCTGTTGCAAGATACACTGGTGTATTTGGTGATTTTAAATTTGTTGATATGGTAAATGTAAACGGTGAAAGAGTTTGTTCAACTGCAACCGGAAGTGCTGGTTGTGTAAGCATAGTTTATAAAACAAGCCAAAGTGTATCAAGCAATCCAACGTGGAGTACTGCTAAATTTATTAATAATGGTAAAACACTACCACCAATGACATGGGCAATGTTTGTCTATGATAAATGTAAGATAGTTGGTAAAACAAATCCTAAGTGGACTATATCTAATACTACTAACTCGTCAGTGGCTGATATATATTTTGAAAGCAAGTATCTAACATATCTTTTTAAAGACCCAGGAAAGTATATGATATCATTAGAACTTACAGATACGAATGGGAATAAATACAAAAAAGATAGAAATATCTTAAATATAAAACAAACAAAACAAAATGGCAATTAGCGTAACAGAAATTTTAGGAACGGATTCCTTATCAGGATCAAGACTAGTCATTAATGATAACTTTAATGTTCTCGCAAGTGAGATTAATGCAATGGAGGTATATTTTGCACCAGCTGCAGGTACTATCACTAACCTAACCAATGTTTCAACAGAAGCTTTGCGTGTAGGTTTAAGCACTATATTGTTAGATATTAATGCTACTACATTCGATATTTTAACAAATGTTAGAATGACAGGCAATCTTACCATGACAGGTGGAGGTATATTTAAAAATAATACTAATGTAACTACATTGGATAACACAGGGCAGAGTATGCCAGCAACAATTAATGTTGGTACTGCAAGTGCGATTCCACCGTCTACTATGTATAGGATTGGTAATACTGATGCAGCACAAACTTTAACACTTCAATTATTTAGTGGAAGTATAGGACAAGAAATTGTTTTTGCATATACAGTAGGAACTCAACCAGTAAAAATTATTGGTAATGCAGGTAATCTAGTATTACCAGCAGGCGGTGTTTCACCAAGTGTTACATTAAATGCAATAGGAGAAACAGTAACGTTCTTAGCTATTAATAATGGAGCAGGAATACCGGTTTGGTATCTTGTTGGTAGTGCTGGATCAATAGTAATTGCATAAATAATAAAGATAAAAACTATACATGGCAACAACGCCCTTAATTAAAACACCACAAGCAGACGGTGGAACTTTTTATACGTTCTCTTCTTCTGCAAAAGACCTCTCTAGGACTCTCAATAATGATGATCTTAAATTGGTCTTTTCTAGGTTTGTGCTTCTAGATCTACCAGACATGGATAGCTTACCTTTAAATTTTGGTAATTATCAAAATTATATGCAATATGATACGATTGATGGCGCAATTCAAAATGCTGCTATTTCATCAGATCCTAATGTTAACTTTACACAGAGTCTTCAAAACTATATGTTAAATATAGAAGAGATGATTATTAGTGATGCTGGTTATGATAATACAACTAACCTAACAGTAACTGAAAGAGTATTTTTTAAGTGGTTAAAAGAAACTGGAGCAATGAGGTTCCGAGAGGCTACTGTTTTAGAAAAGGCTGGTAGTGTAACAACACCGAGATTTGTTGAAGAAGATCAAAGCTTATCAGGTACTAGGGAATATAGACCAGTTGTAAAGTATATAGGTGCAATTGATATTGTAAATAATGTAGATAAAGCCGGAGAGGCTTATACTGAGTTGTATATTAATGTACCAACAGAAGTAGGTAATACTCCTACAATCCTCTTTAATTCAGTTTCTGATACGAACTACCAACCAGGATTAACAATACAAGGTACAAGTGAATTTATACTTGGAAGAACTGCTGCTACTGTACACCCACAAGGATTAAACATTAAGGCATTTTATGATTATGATGATCAACTACAAGGCTTAAACTCTGCAGGTTATACAGATCCTGCTGCCGATTGGATGGGATTAGGTCCTGGTGTAACAAGCCCTATTACTAATGCATACTTTACTGAACCTACAACTTTTACAAGTGCATTAAATGTTCCTATTGTAAAATATGCTGCTGATTACAATAACCCAGGTACTTATGATGGTTCGGCATATGAAAGAAGTCAATTAGATGGGATCAGTGTAGATTTTGATGCTAATGATTATCAACAGATTGTAACTGATGCATCTATAAGTACAATACCACAATTTAACGGTACTGCTTTATCTGAAACATTTGAATTTAATTCAGTATTAGTTTATTATGATATGGTTGATTTAAGTGACTCAACTAAAACAACTACAAACCTATACGGTATCTTATTATTAGATAATGTAACAGCAACACCATCTGGTGGTTATATTCAAAGATATCCAAAATACAAGCCTAACCTAACTACTGGCCAAAACGGTAATAGTTATGGTTTTAAAATTAATTTAAGATTTGATGCTTCCCCAGGAAGTGCTGGTATTGATACAATCATAAATGATTATAATACTTTTTCAATGGGTCTTTTCTCTGATGCATCTGCTCAGTTGCAAACATCGGCTCAAATCTTCCAAAGACAACAAGTAGAGTTAGCTAACATTGAAATTAGATTAGCAGCAGTTGAAAATACGTTAAACTCTGTTAGTACATCTGCTTTTTTACAATCACAAATTAATAATTTACAAACACAAGTTGATAATGCATCTTTAGCTTTTGCTAGTAGCACTACATTACTAGATCTTATTTCAAAAAATTCAGATGAAATACAAGCATTAGCAAATGGTACTGTTACAGAAACATTGCAATATAATACAGATGTTGTAAGACAAGGTACTGGTATTACAATTAATACTAACACACCTAATCAGATACAAGTATCAAATAATGTACAAGCATATAATTTAATGGTACCATTAAATAGTAGTGATATTCAAATAACAGCTATTAATCCACTTAACTTAAATGTTGTAAGTCCTCAGGTATTTACAGACTTAGGTACATATACTCAAATGTTAAGATTAGATACTATAAATACTGCCGGTGGAAATTTAGATATTTATATTAATGATACAGACACTCAGTGGAGAACTGGGCAAACTATGAGATTAACCTTTAATAATACTCTTCTTATAGGATCAAGAAATATAAGATTATATACTGATGCATTAGGCAGATTAAATAATGGCTCATACGGAAAATTAGCTGCCACTATACCAAATACAGATTTAAGTAGTATTCCAATCATTGATTTGATTTGTACAGAACAAGGAGTATTAACTTTTGTCTATGATATAGTTAAATAAATAATAAAATCGAAACCTAGATAATGGCTGAAAATAATTCAATACAAACTTTGCTACCAGAACTGTTAAGACTCTTTAACAATTCGCTGGAGAGCTTTGAGAAAGTTAATCAAGCAATTACTTCGAGTAGAGACTCTGTAACTGTTAACATTCAAAACAATGATGGAACTAATGCTAGGATTACTATTCCAAGTTTTGGATTTCTTAAAAACTCAGTTGATCGTTTAAATACTAACATTAATACCCTTACTAATTTTAATGATTCTAATAGTTCAATAAGATTACCTGATGGTACATTTAGAAAATTGGTTTTAGCAAAATTACCAACAGAAGCATTGGACGTAACTTCAATGAATTCTATAAACGAGTTTAATGTTAAACCTAATTGGTTTTTTGAAGAATTAATTAATCCTTTGCTTTTCATTTCATTTGATATTACAGGACAAGCACCTATTGATACTGAAAGAGCAATTGTACAGAGATATATTTTAGACACAAATTCACAAAGTAAAATTAATTTCTTTGAGAATCAATATAATGGAACTGCTGATATTGTATATTCTACATTTTTACAACAAATTGTTGAAAAGAATATTTCATATGTTTTAGATGAAGCTGTTGTAGATTTGCCACCTAGAGATAAAAGATTTTCTGGTAAGTTTAGTGTATTAAGAATAGGAGAAGAAAGCATAACAGAGACTGTGAATGGTGTAGAGCAAACAGTAATACAAAAGCTATATAAACTTAATAAAATATTTTATACAGATTCAGAGGCTGATTTTGCTGATACTATACAACTTAAAGTTGGTGATAGTTTAGAAGTTGTATCTGCGCCGATTGATACTAGATATACAGTAACCCAAATTGATAGTAGTACTAACTCTGTAGTTGTAAGATTACAGGAAGGTTCTAGAACAATCAGTATTGGCGCTGATGTATTAAAAATAGGATCCGCATTAAATAACCGAGTAGAGGTTGATGTTACTGTTGGATTTAATGAAAGATGTGTAACCTTTATTAAACCTATTGATCCTGATTCTAAAATACCTGCTGTTAACTGGTCTCCAGGTAGTGGCTTTTATACTAATGATTTAAATACAATTGATACTAGCGGTAATCAGCAAACACTGGCAGATTATTATCAACAAAACGCTGTTGATTTTGGAAGATACTTATTATCATTTGCACAAGACAAGATTCCTACTAGTAGAGAAGGATTAACTCCTAACGCTCCGGTGTTATCGGCTGATGATTTTTCGGTGTCATTAATAAATGGACAAGTTAGTAATTCAGATGCTATCATACAGCTTAAGGATTTAAATAATCAAAAGAATACTATTCAGTCTACGTTAACTGAATTAGATACTGCTATTGCACAAAGCAGAACAAAAATACAAACAACTAATTATTCTACTGAAGTTGAAAGAGATGCAGATAGAAATGCATTACAAGGACTTATTACAGAAAGAGCATCTCAAACAAAACTGTATTCATCAGTAGTTACAGAAATTGATGCGTCTGCAAGTGACAATTCAGTAAGTAGTGTAACACCTAAATATAGAGTAAGAGGATTTTGGGCAATGCCTAATGAAAAATCTGCTCCTGAAACTGGTGTACAAGATATAATAAAATTTCAATATCGTTATAGATATCTTTCTGCAGACGGTGCTGCTAATCAAGTAAAACAGTTTTCTTATACTGATGGTAGTGGAACAAGTCAAGGTGCCTTTTCAAATTATGTTATTGTAAATAGTGTATTAAGACCTAGAGTAAAAAATGCTATAACAGGTTTATATGAATGGATTGCTATTGATGATGATAATGCAGATTCTGTAAATATTAATCAATTAGATATTCCAATTAGAAAAGGTGAACAAGTAGAAATACAAGTTAAGTCTATATCAGAAGCAGGATGGCCATCTAATCCACTAGAAAGCCAATATAGTCCAGCCATAAGAGTAGAGTTTCCTGCTGATTTAAGCTCTGATAGTGCATTAGAAAGTATTCTTGCACAGAATCAAGAAGATTTAGCTAAGGTTGCATTAGAAGAAGATCTAGAAGCAAAAGGAATTAATACTCACCTGAGCAGTTCATTCATTGCAAATGAAACATATTTTGCACATTCATCTCCAGTAATTGCTTCTGGTTTTTTATCAGAAAACCAAACACCAATTGATTTATTCTCTAAGTTAACAGAGATGCAAAACCAATTGGACTTATTTGCTGAAATACTAAATAATGCACAAGGTGAAATGTCTACTACGTTAATTGATGATGGTGGTAATACATACAACCTAAGACAAAATTCAGTTACCAATATTTTTGCAGGTTTTTATTCTCAAGAAGTTGCAGGCTTAGATGATCCTAGGGGAGCAATAATTTCAAAAACTTATTTTATTAATATTGCAAACGTTTCACAAACTGCATTACAATTAGTAGCAAGAATTACAGGTAGCAGAATTAGAATGGTTAAACAATCAGAAAATCCAGGGTCTTATAGCCCATCAGATACTGGTGCACTAAATAATGGTTCTACTATTTTACCAGCAACTTACCCATGGTTAGACAATGCAGCAGAGAACCAAAGGAACGCTAGAGCTACATATAGGTCTGATGATGTAGATTATAATACTATTAGAAAATATGATCTTACTCCTCTTCTTTTAACTAACCCTTCAGTAACAACAGCAACAAAATATGGTCAGACGATATCATTACCGCCTTTCCAATCAACACAAAACAAGAATCAATATCTTTATAGTAGATTTAGTGATGTTTCTAATGATGCAAATTTTTATAGTTATATTAATCCAAGCTCTAACTATTCAATTAATTTAGATACTACGGAAAATCTTTACAATGCAACATCAAATACAGGTTTGGCTGCTCCAACAACTGAATTTATTTGGGGTGGTGGTTTTTTACCAGATGGCACTCCAACAACAACAGCGGCTTATCCTACTACAGATGATGTAGTTCAGGTTTCTATAGCTCACCCATCATTAACAAACTATACTGCATATAGAAATGCATATATTGCATTAACGAATGATACTGAAACTTTACCTGCAAGTATTCCTGCTGGTGGAATTGATTGTACGACAGGTAATGGTGTTACTGCTGGTATTGGAACTGCTGGTGTAATGTTTAGACAATCTAAATTTGCACCATTAAAATCAAGTGAAACTTTTGGACAACAGCAAGCAATATATTTAAATGAAAACGTTACACGCTTACAGGCATTTGCCTTAACCCTACCCGTTATCGCATTTGATACTTCACAGTTATTACAGGCTAGTCCATCTTTAACATTACCGGCATTATCTAATTTATGGGACAGCAACGCAGGTAATGTAGGTTACGTTAATTATGCTAGAAATGCAAAAACATCATTTGACAGTTTTGATCAATATACATTAGGTAAACAATCATGTGGATCTTATTTATTCATTTCTGCTGATTCGCATGAAAATATACAAGTAGATGGTGATTCAATACAATCATTAGAAACTATTCAGTTCGGTCAACAAAACTCAGTAAGTATACCTTTAGTCTTTCAATATAGAATGACTGATTATTTTGGGGTTACATCAGGTACAGGCTTAGGAAATATTGCAGGTGATTCAACTGGATCTACTGTTAATCTTACATATGCTAAGAAAATAGGATTTGATATTTTTCCAATCAATAGTGAGGCTATACAATTTGATATTCTAGTTTCGGCTAAATATAGATCTGATAGGTTAAGTATTGATAATTTCCCTAAAGCAACAGTGACTAAAGGTCTAAATGATTTAGAGAAAGTAATTGCAGGACTAAGACCATCACTAAATCAAACTGTTATTTCTACTTCTGATAGAATAGGTGGTAGCTCACAATCATTTACTGGAACTAGTTCCAGCTACTAGTAGGAGATTTTTAACTTTATCTTTTGGTGAATATATAAAAAAAGTAAAAGATAAATATGGCTCAAGAACTGCTTGACAAAGCATCATACAGTGTTGTAAGGACTAATCCTAAATTAACTGCGAATGTTAAGATAGTATCTGATGGAACGGATATTTACTTAGAGTCGTTCAGTGCAAGTACTCAGTTAGCCTCTCAGAAATTTAAAGCATTTAAAGTTGATGGAACTAGTACATATGATCGTGATGTAAATAGATTCTTTGATAATGGGCAATTCCCTATAGAGGCTGCATATGAAATATTCCAGGAATATGAAGATACTGCTGTATTATCTAATTACAGAAATCAATATGAAATGTTTTATTGTGCAGGGACTAGATCTATTGCATCAGAATCATACCCACAAAGCTTAGGGACATTAGCACCATTATGGTTAAATGAACAAATACCTAGCGCGTTTGTTATCTTTAGATTAGATAACCCGGCTGCCGTTAATAATGTAACAGCAGCATCTGAAAATGCTGGAAAGGCAAATGCACAAACCTCTGTTAATTTTTCAAAACAAGTATTAGAAAATTGTACTGCAATTAAAACATTTGATTTAACCGAAGGTAGTACACTCGGATCTTATATTAGAAATTACAGAAACCAAGAAGAGTTTCCAGAAGTTCCACTTAATATGACCTGGAGGAAAGATGAACCAATATTATGGAGTGGTATATCTTATAAGAATGGTGGTTTTGTAAATAGTGGAAATTTTGCATATGAAGATATTGTAGTTAAAGATTCAACTATTATACAAGATGAATATTTGTTTACACAAGGATTCCAGAACAATGGAATAATTTTAGCAAATCTTTTAAACTTAGAGTTCTTATTTGACGATCCTACTGCTAGTGACTATTCAATTAATAGATACTTTGGTATGTATGTTAATGAAATAGAAGAAGGAAATTTTGATATATCAGGAGAAGGTTTTTATAAGAATACAGAGAAGAGCCAGTTACCAACTATTAAAACTATAACTGAAGTATCTCAAGACTTAAATACACCATTTGAAATTACAAATGATGCAGGTATTCTATTATTTTTAGATCCTACCAAAACAACAACAATTACAGGTTTGCCAACTCCTACTAGAGTTGATGAGGTTGAATCTATATTTTATGTAAAAGATAAAAAAGATGATTTTCATACAGTTAAAAAAGGATCATTGTGGGGAACTAATGAAATTAGATTATTTGACACTAAAGTAGACGTGTCTTTATTTACAGGATATAAAGAACCTGATACTTTTGCTAATGCAAGTATTGTTAGCCATAAAGGATTTTCACAAATGTATCTTAAAATATTAGATAATGTACAAGAAGGTTCTAAGATTTCATTTTATGATGGTTTAAGTTTAACAGGAGAAATATTTGCTGATAGTACATTAGCAACAATACCTGGTAAGTCATTTGAATCTTTCTTCAATCCAAATGGAACCACAGAAGAAGTTGCACAATCTATAACATCAGCAATTAATATAGGTATTAATGAAAATAATAGATTTTTTACTGCTACTTATAATGATAGTACCGTTTATGTTAAATCAAGATTTAGTGGTACTAGATTTAATAGATTAAATTTTAAAATGGATGTTATTTATCCTGAACAGTTTTTACAAATAGAAACATACCCTTTAACAACAGAAGTAGAACCTGCAAAAACATTTGTTGGTGGAAATGATGTATCCAACGGATTACTTAAAGTTGAAATAGGGGATCAGAATAGATTTGTAAAAGGTAATTTTGTACAAACTACTGGTGATTTTGCAGTTATCGGCGATTGGGTACCATATACAGAAGAACCTATTTATAGTGGTAATAATCAAATTATTGGATATACTAACATTGATAAATTTGTTATAATTACATGTAATGATAATCAAATAATGGTTACGAATGCTAACCAAGTTGCTCTATACTCTGATTATAAACCATCATTTGGTAGATTTTCATTTTTTGATGTTAAAGATTTTGACTTTGATTTTTATAGTACTTTATACAGTGAAGAAGGTGAATTAGATTTTGAATATGCAGAATATAATAAATCAACACCAGGAACTAATCCGCCACAATATACAGGAGTAAGCAGTACTCCACAGATTAGAGAATTTTATGATAATGGTGGATTTTATAATCTTATAGGTTTATTAAATGATGCTGAAGATGCAAATCCAGATGATGAATATATTAAGAGTGAATATATTAGATTAGAAGAAAACTATTTAACATCACAAGCTAACATATCGAGGATTGCACCATATATTAATAAGTGGGCATGGATTAATGATGGTAAAGATGTAAGGAATCATCCGTATAGATTAGATGTTAATCAAGCTTTTGGTTTAAATAACTTTGCACCATCTAAATGGGACCTAGGACAAGAAGCTAGTGGGTTTACTCATGAATGGTATTATCTTTCGGAATTCCCTGAGTATTTTACAAAAGCAGCAATCAAAAGTTCTTGGAGTTATATTGACAAAGCCCCAGTTGATAACACAGATGGTGTTGGCCAAACTTTTGCATTAGGTACTTTTCAGAATGTTACTAAAGATAACTTTAATGATTATTTTATAATAGAGAGATTTACCACGGGTGGGATAACTGAAATTGATAGACAGTTAAGATATACTAGATTAAATGGTGGTAATGAAAAGAATTATTCGGAAGGCTTTCTAAGAGGTGTTAGAATAATAGCAAAATCTAAAGCGATAGGATCAGAAAAACCAGATTTTAATGCTAGATCATTATCATATGTACAAGATGGTTTATTTAATGATTATCGTTTCTCTGCTATTTTAGTTCCTAATTTACCAGACAAGCCTGAATCTCAAATTAAATTTATTAAGAACGAAAAGTGGAAAACTGTTGTAATGTTAATTTCAGTAGATTATGCCAATGTATGTTTAAATAACGGAGGAGATTCTATTATTGATAGAACAACTTTATATTCTTTAAATAGTTCATATTTACAAACTGCCAATTGTGCACCTACACCAAGCGGTGATAGTTTTAAATACACAGACACTGTACTAAGAGGGGCTATAAGTTTTGCAACATCAACGTTTGATACTGCTTCTGGTTTATATACAATTAATGGTATGCCTAATAGTACAGGTGAGCTTACTGATTTTGTAAATGATATTAGAGTAATAGAAAACGGTACATATGGTGTAGTTAAGATTAGTGGTGGTTATCTAATAAGCGGTATTCAATCTATAGTATCATCTAATCAATTTATATGTACTAGTGTAAAATTAGCCGGTAATGATATACTGTTACCAAACCCAACACCATCTACTTTGGTTTTACGTGCAGCTACATATACAGTTGAAAATGGTGGTTATTTTCAATTTGAAAATAGATTAAATTCAATTAGCTTTGGCGAAATATTTAATGCAGTTAATCAAGGTAATCCTAATATTATATATGAAACAATAACAGAGGCTGGATTACAAGTAAAGAATACTGATGGTACATTGGCTCAAACTTTTGCAATAGAGCTGAGGGCACAGGCTGATATTCTTAAATCTGTTTATATAGGTATATTACCAGATCCTGTTAAACCTACAGCTTTTAATTTAACTGATGTTGTAGGATATGATTTATCTTTACAAAAGAATCCTAATATAACTCCTATTGCTAGACATGCAGGTTATTATGCGCCTTATGCCTTACCTCTATTGTTTTTTAGGGATCCATATATGAATTTAGATTTTACCGGAAATGTAACTGGTGCTGTTACTGGTGGTGCTAGTATTTCTGATTCAGTTTATAAATTAAAAGTATTAGAATTATGTAAATTTAAAAATTCACAATTCAATAGTTCGGATGTTAATTTTGGACAAGTACAAAATTTCTTTTATCATAAAGTAAACGAAGAAGACCCATCAACTATTTTAGAATTATCTAGAGAAAGTGCATTCCCTAGTTTATATCCTTTAATACAAGAAATAGGTATTGATTATAAAGACTTTTATGCTTTCTCCTCCAACTGGGAACCTTCATATTTTACAAAAAGTATTGACAAATCACTAATAGAAGACGTTATTGGTACAAGATCAATGTTTGAGAGAAAATCATTTTTTGGTTCAAAATATTTAAAAGTTCCAGAAACTATAATTTTAGAAACATTTAAACCTGATCCTTTTGTTAGGGCAGCAGTTAAACAACCTAATTTAATACAAGGAACATTTATGCACCAAGATACACCGTCTGTTACTGTTAATAAAAGACAGATTTTAACAAAAGGTGTTGTAAATACTAGAGATATTAAAAAAGTACCATCAACACCAACAGTTGAATTTTATTTGTTTAACCAAAAAAGATTAATTGAATTTTTATTTATACCAATTAAAGCTCAGTTTGTAAAGTATGTTAATGAATTATATGGTTTTGGTGATTTGGAAACATTAGATGATGATGTTAATCAATACATTAGAGAAAATATATTAAAGCTATACAAAATAGAAAAAGTAGAATTATATACTTTAGCAAGTCGTGACATTAGTGAATCTACCTATAGTACTGCTGAATTAACTGATGCAGAAAAAATTAGTGCAGGTTTAACTGTTAATGATAACGTATCATCAAAAACTATAAATACAAACCCATTTGATTTAAGGCTAATATATAATAAAAGAACAGGTTTCTCTGAATCGTTTGGTTTCAGTGTTACCATAGTTAAAAAATAATAAGAAAGAAATGCCAATCACTATACAAGAAATAATAGCATCGGATACTATTTCGCAGCTTGTCGATAAGACTAACTTTAACTTTGATCAGTTATTGCTAAATGGTGGCGGTCCATCTGGTCCTACTGGTATTGCTGGCCCAACTGGCCCAAGCGGAGGAAGAGGGCCTAAGGGAAGTACATGGTATGATGATGCAAGTACTACTACACCCGGTGTTAGTCCTAATGTTACTCCCCCAACTGTAACTCCATTGAGTGGAGATTATTATTTACAATTTAATGGTCAAGTATGGGAATATAATGGAACAATTTGGGTAGTCACAACAATAGATTTACAAGGACCTACTGGAGCTGCTGGTACTACTGGTGGTTTTAGTTTAGCTTATGGCCAAGGTAATATTAACAATATAAATAGTTATTACCCAGCCCCTAATGGTTTAAATGCCGGTGCAACAACAACAAACCAAGGTGTTATGTCAATAATGATGGGCGGTGTTGTATCAAACACTGTACCAATTGATGCTGCTATTCCATTAACAAATGCATATATAATACCAGATGCAATAGCTACAGCAATGGCATCCGATGTATTATCAGTTTTAATTCACCAACGAGATTCAGCTGCAACTGCTATAAAATTTCATGGTGGTAATTCTATTGGTGCAGAAAATTATGAACAAACTACATTAGGTAATTTAAGTGGTATACAATTAGGTGTTGATGATAGATTAAGAATAGTTGTACCTAAAGCAGCAACCAACCCATCAACACAGTCTGATTTAATAGGATATGAGGTTAGTACTGCACAAAGAGCCCAATATTACTCAGCAGGGCAATCTATACAATTTGCAACAGGTCTTGAAGGGACACAACAGTTTAGCGGACAAAATTCTAATTTTGAGATCGCAGTAGGTAACGGTGCAACTTCTAATGCAGGTAATAAATTTAAGATGTCTACATCAGGCACGGAATCTAGTACATTAACAGAAGCAGGAAATGCCAATACAATTACCTTATTAAATACTAGTACTTTGGTTGGTAATTGGCAAGCAGTTGCTGGTAGAATTAGATTAGTATCAAGCTTAAACACTGAGGTATATTCTGGGCAAGCAATAAGATTAGAAACAACATCAGCATCGGCAGCAGGCTTAATAACATTACAAACTAAAACTGGTGGTATGCAATTGAATTCAGTAGGAGGTCCTATAACAATTCAACAAACAAGCAATACCGTAACCCAACCGATTACAATATCTAATAATGATAACAATATACTTATAACTACTTCAGGTGCTGGTGAGATTGCATCTAGAACAGAGGATGACGGAAGCATTAAAAATGCAGTAGTGCTTGACCCTGGGGTTAGCAATACTTATACATTAAACAATGCAGGCTTTAACTTAATAACAGAAGCTCCAAATGCTGTGACATTAATAAAAGGAAAAGGTTCGGGGTCTAGTATAGCAATGGATGTTCTTGCTGCTGATGGAGAGATTGAATTAGGTACTACCTCGGATTCGGCTTCGGCTAATATAAAGTTGTATTACAGAGGTGGTACCACCCCTGATCGTTCAATAATAAACACAAGAGGTAGATTAAATTGGTCAATAGACGGAAGTGGTGTTACTGTTTTACCAGTATCACAACCACCAGTTTGGCCATATAGAAAAATAAATACAAAAGGTATATTAGGTGGAAATATTGTAACACAGACTGGTGATGCAGTCTTACCCACAGATGCAGGTGTTGCAATGGCAGCATTCATAGACGGA